TCTGAATGTAATTTGTAATTATCTTCTTTTATTTCTTTGATTGGTGTTGTTAGGAAGTGTTGTATTTCTTTTGAAGAATTACTAAAAAACTTGTTATTGAGAGTATTTTTCCCCAAAAACAAATTTTCAAATAGTTTATTGGGAGATCCATAGGAAGAAAGGCCCATTGCCTTTCCGCAATCATGGTGAGTATGTCCTATTAGTAAAGCCGCAATATTATATACAGTTCCTATACCAAAAACATTTTTACAGTCATAATCAGATAATTCTTCTGAAGGATTGTTATTTGTAATCCACATATTCAAAAAATTTTCGGCAGTAAGATCCTCAGAAGCCAAAATATCTTTTATTACATTTTTGTAAAGTAACCTATTTTTTCTAGAATTAAAATAAAAAATACTCTCCACTTCTAAAAAATTATTTTTAATGGTAGATCCAACTCCATCAACAACTACAACTAAACTTTCATCAAATTTACTATTATAAAAAGAAACAGAAGCATGATTTAAATGATGATCTTGTTGTAAAATCAACTTTACGTTTGGATTATATTCTTTACATTTTTCAAATAATGTTAATATTAATTGATCTGGGTTATTGAAGTTAGACACGCAAATTACATCTAATTTTTTCTTCAATTTGGAAGCGATGCCTGAAACCAAGTTCAATATAAACTTATCATTGTCATCATGTTTTTTTCTCGTATACCTTTCGACTAAAAAATATTTCTCCAGACTACCATTGTTTAGAATGCATACTGAAGAATCATGACCCAAATGAATACTTAATATCAACATTTTTCTAAAAATTTGGTTAGATCTTCCATTTTTATTTTCATTGTCATTTTATGGTCATTAGGTTTACCATAAGTAAAAAAATCTTCTAGGGAAAACTTATGATGATGATTTTTCCACCAATCTTCTATCAATCGACTGCAAATTATGTCTATTGGAAACATTTTATTATTATTCTGCTCACTATCACCCATTATATTAACATTTAGATTAAAAATAGGAATTGAGTATGTAATTCCAATGTCAAATAAATTTGAGTCTCCAGTAATATGTGTTTTACCATATCTTTTATGAAAAGAATTATCTATAAATGTTAATCTATATTTTCCATCACGATACATTAGATTCTTAAGTTTTTTTGCATATGCACGATTTATCAAATATGCAGCTGCTGACCCAGAATCAAATCTTTTATGTAAAAACATCGGAACAAATAAACCATTTGAATGATATGTATTACAAAAATAGAGTTGAATGCAGTCCCAATTTTCGGGCAAGTTACTTTCAAAATACATCCAATCAAAATTCCAATACTTTATATTTTGTATTGATATATCATCTTCCATTATGATGCAAGTTTCCGATAATTTACTATCATACCAATTAACAATTGTTTCTATGTGATTCAATGCGGTTGACATTGCAGATAGACATTCTAAAACTTCTTTTTCTACAATTATATCCTTCCATTCGTTATACTTTGAAACATGATACTTAGATGCATTAATTCTATAATAATTTTTTATCCCCCAATGATTAAATTGGGACTCGATTGATTTTTTTCTATCAGTTCTATGATCCAAATTGATATAATAAATTGGAGGAAGGCCTTTAAGTTTATTTTTTAAGTCCATTATTCTCGTTCAAGATCTAATGTAACACAATGAAAAATTCCACTTAAGGTTCTTCCGTGTCTCATAGGCAACATAGCACATTCAATACCATACTTTTCTAATTTTTTTCTAGTAGGATGTTGATTTTCTTCGAGAACGACTAAATTTGGATTAACACTGAATAAATTCATGTTTACCCACTCTGAAGCATTGTTATATCCAGGATAATAACCTATATCTACAGGTTCTGGGCACCAGATTACGTCCCAATTCCTAAAAGGTTCAGGAAGGACATCGACAGATTTAATCCTTGCAGGATTCAATAACATTAGACCTTCACGAAGAAATGCAATTGTAGTATCTATGTGCATATAACTATAAACTCCTTGAAGGAGATGAACTTTTGCACGATTGCCAAGCATTTCTTGAAGTAAATTAGCGCCATATACATTACCACTATTAGATACAAGGTACAAAACATCATCATTTGCACGAATGATATTTGCTGCGTCAAATGCTGGAGTTACCTCTGTCAGTGCAAGAGTATTTTTATCACTTACACAATTTTCATTGTAAAGTTCTTTTTGATATTTGCATGGAACAATAATTGTAGAATCCAAACGATCAATTAAAGATTTCCATGCATTTTTTCTACACTCCAATGGCATAGGAGTTGCAATAGTCAAATCTTTATGCGTAAAAATTACATCTCTTGGACAAAAATTATAATATTCTGTGGGAATTCTTTTTGGCCTTACAACTTCCACACCTTCTCCTAACAGAAACTTAACTAAAGTTTCCAAATCTTCATTTGCTTCATTTATAACTTGTTGGGGATATGGACCAACTAAAACATCTGAGATATCTTTTTTATCAGCATAATTAATTGTACGGACACTTAAATCCATTTCAGGAATTGTTGCATAATCTGCAACTCCTACAATTACCTTTTTTAATTTACCCCATTCATTTTGACTTTTCATTTTTGATTAAGAACCCCTGTAATTTGAATTGCATATCTATCCCTCAAACTAAAATTATAAAATGCATGTATTTCATCGTAATTCCAATAAAAACAATCGCCAGCCTTCCATTTGCAATGAGCGACATCTTTAATTTGCAAAATCTGACCTGGAGAAACATCTTCCAACATTACCATACATCGTATTACATTTTTAGAATCAACATCATTTATTTCTATGTATTTGCCATAAAGATCTGTATGTAAAGGCAAATATTGACCCGGTTTAAAATAATTGACTGCAGGAGCTACTTTGTTCAAAAAAGTAAAATGAGGGATAATATAATCATAAATGCACTTAGGCATGGGATTGGGTAAATGATATTTGTACATAGATAGATTTTCTTTATTGTGCCCAGAATGCAAATACCTATTTACTAAATTTTCATCTTTATGTGTACACAAAGTATAATCAAGATTATGAAAATCTTCGATACACCAGTTTGGTATTATATTATCAATCATGTGAATACGGACATCTTAGTTAAATCAGGGTAATCCCTGTGGCTCCATTTTTTACCGGGAATTTTTTTCCGCTCATTTAGTAATTCAATTCCGATTTTGGCCACCTCGGGAGTCATGTAGTAGTGATAACCCAAGGTATCTATGTCTTGTTCAGCCCATGAACGACTGAGATCACGACCATCATAAGACATTTTCTTAAGTGTATCATAATCTTCTTTCTTTTGCAATAAGATTGCACCACCTCTTCCCAGGTTTAAGTGTTTTTTAAATTGAAAACTTAAACACATGAATGTACCAGGAATATAAGTATTCTCACCCCAAAGAACAGCAGCGTCAATAATATTTGTAAATCCTAGGTAATAATAATCAGACCAATCCTCTTCCCTCCAATACCAATTCAGTCCCAACTTCATGCAAGTCATTGGAACTGAAATATAAGTTCTTTTTGGAACTGTAATATTATCTTCTTAGTATACCTCAAACAAAGTTCTAAAGCATGAGTACATGAGTCTGTAGCTACAGCATACGGAGCCCCAAAAAAGTCTGCAATTTGACTCTCAAATTCAGTAACATACTCAAACATTTTCGAATTCACTTGGTAAGATTATTCTATCATTTGGTTTTCCATAAGTAAAGAAATCATCTAGAGTGTATTGATCCCTAAGTTCTGTCCACCATTTCTTACAAGCTTTGTATGAAAACTCTAAATCAGATCTTTCTTCTCTTCTATCTACATTTTCCGCATAACTACCAAAATTTTGATTTACTGAAAATAAAGGTAAACAATATGTATTTCCACTATGACCCAGAAAATAATCAACAGTCAAATTTGGACTCATTAACCATTGGACATTGCCTATTGTCTGCGATAAATCAAACTTTCCATCTTTATAATGCAATGACATTAGTTTTTCTGCGTGTCTTCTGTTAATCAAAGAAGCTCCAACACCATGTCCAGATAAGATTGGGTGTAAAAAACATGGGATCATATTGGGATTTTCAAAACTCATTTGAATACAATCCCAATCGTATGGGATATTATTCATCAGATATTCCCAATCAAAGTGCCAGTACTCAATAAAGAATAGATCATAATCATCCTCCATCAACACCAAATGTTTTTCATTGGTATTTTCTAACCAATCCTTTATGATCAACAAATATGAAAGAGCAATACTAACGTCAGTAAGATGTCTATTTTTAATATTTTCTGGAATTGAATTCAAAATAACTAGATCTTTCCAGTCCTCATATGTAGATGATTGGTATTTTGATCCGGATACTTTTGTGTAATTGGATATATCCCAATAGTCATATTGCATTTCAGCGTACTCTTGTCTATCCGACCTTTCATCCAAAGTTAATAATCTAATAGATGGAAGCCCCTTTAGTTTATTACCTAAGTTCATTCCCCAACCTCACTCGGTACGATTATTCTGTCATTAATTTTACCGTAAGTAAAAAATTCTTTCAAAGTATACTGATCTCTAAGTTCAGTCCACCATTTCTCATAAGCCTTATAAGAAAATTCCAAGTCAGTTCTCTCTTGGTTTCTTGAAATATTTTGAGCCCAACTACCAATGTGTCTATTAACGGAAAATAGTGGAATACAATAAGTTTTTCCATTATGACCCAGAAAATAATCTGTTGTAAAATTTGGCATTCCCAATCCCTCATAAGTTGAAATCCCTTTTCCAGCCCATTTGTAATTACATATTTTCTGGGAAAGATCAAACTTTCCATCTTTATAATGTAGACTTATAATTTTTTCTGCATATCTTCTATTAATTAAAGACCCACCACTATCGTGTTTGGGTAAGATTGGATGCAGAAAACACGGAACCTCTTCTTCATTTTCGAAACTCATTTGAATACAATCCCAATCGTATGGGATATTATTCATCAGATATTCCCAATCAAAGTGCCAATGTTCTATGAAACTTAAATCATAATCATCCTCCATTATAATCACATAAGGATCATTCGTTGTTTCCAACCAATTTTTTATGTTGATTAAGTGGGAAAGGGTTATAGAAATTTCTGCAATGTGATGGTTTTTTCTCAGATAATCTTCAGGAAAAGGATTTAAGATAACTAAGTCCTTCCAATCCTGATATGTTGCAAGTTGATATTTGGATCCAGATACTTTTGTATAATTTTTTATACCCCAATAATCATACTGAGTTTCAGTATATTCCTGTCTGTCTTTCCTCTCATCAATTGTAGCCAATATAATCGGCGGAATTCCTTTTAGTTTATCTTTCAAATTCATGATTTACTTCTAAGATTAATTCTTTTCTTTTAGTTGAATTCAAATAAAAAATATCATCCAAATCATAATCTGAAGATTTGTTTTCCCACCAATCAAGGACTAGAACATCGCAATTTTTAGACATATGATTTATTTTTCCATTTCTAAATCCATCACTTATAAAATTATAGTTGGTGGTGAAAATTGGAAGTGAATATGTGACTCCTATTTGATATAAAACAAAGTCTACAGATTGGTAATGATATTCTGGCCAGTTTTTATTGTATCCATAATTTGAATACAATTTGAATTGATTGTTTATGTAATGAAGTCTGATTAGTTTCTCTGCATATGAACGGTTAATCAATATACAACCAGTTGAATGATTGTTTCTAGTCCATTTAGACAGATTCATAGGAATGAATCGTTCTCCAATGATATGAAGTTGGATGCACTCCCAATTACAAGGCAAATTATCTACGAGAGTCTTCCAATTAAAGTTCCAATGATTAACTGTCTCTAAACAGATATCATCTTCAACTACTAAACAAGTTTCAGAAATATTAGATTCGTACCAATCAATTATACCATGTATCCTATCAATTAGGGTAGCAAGAAACCACACCTGTGTCCTAAGTCTATCAGTTTTAACTTTAGATTTCCATTCACTAAAATTGTCTACAGAATATCTGGATGAATTGACTCTGTAGTAATCAGTTATTCCATAATCTGAAAATTGTTTCTCTAAGTATTCTCTACGATCATTTCTATGTTCTAAATTAAAATAATATATTGGAGGAAGGCCCTCTAACTTAGGATTGATGGTCATCTATAATCAACTTTTTCTGTCATTTCATAATCATTTGGTTTTCCATAAGAAAAGAAATCATCTAAAGAAAAATTATCTCTCCTATTCTGCCACCAATCATAATACATATCTCTGCAAAGAAAATGATGTTTCTTTGGTACTTTATCCAAATGCGGATTCTGAGTTATTAGAGGTAATTGATACGTTTTTCCTAGAAAACAAATAAAATCATCCAATGAAACCACCCTATATCCAGTGTTGTATGGATGACTTCCATACTTACGGATTAACATGTACTTTTCTTTAATATAGTGTAAATTGATTAATTTCTGAGCAAAATGCCTATTAATCAATATCGGTCCATAAGCACTAGTAATATCTTTGGGATGAAGGAAGAACTTGATATGGTAACAAGACTCGTATCCTAACTGAACACAATCCCAATCATATGGAATTTTATTCATTAAATACTTCCAATCAAAATGCCAGTGTTCAATTAGATCTAAATCATAGTCATCCTCAAATAAAATCAAATGATCTTCATCGGTTGATTCCAACCAATGTCTAACCATTTCTAGAGTAGATAAAGTAATTGAGGCTGATAACTGGTGTTTTCTTTCTTTAATTTGTTCCGAAAAATGTAAGACACCTTTCCATTCATCGTAATTTTCCACCAAATAATTTGATCCTGAAAATCTTTTTACTTTGGTAAGATTCCATTTTTCAAATTGTTTTTCCATGTAGTTTCTTCTGTCTACTTCTGAGTCCAGATTTAGATAGTATATACTTGGAATTCCTAAAAGTTTATCAGACATACCAGGTTATAATTGAATATCGAGTTCCAGAAATTACAGGCATAATTTCATGAGGGAACATGAAGTTAGAAGGAAACATTACTATAGATCCCTTAGATCCTTTTATGACAATTTCTCTATCGAAAAATGCAAACTCTCCACCTTGATAATCATCATTCAACAGAAAAGAACAACTGACTGATCTTTGTTGTTGTTTAAATGAATCTGTATGTTGAATATAAAACTGACCTTTCTTATACCTTAACAATCCATATCCAGTATCAACTTCAGAAGCTACATCTGGAAATAAATTTCTATATTCATTAATGGCTTTTGAAGCACAAAGATAGAAATCTTCGTCTATCTTTTTTCTAATATCAAAATTTTTTTCAATTACTATCTGTTCAGAAATACCAATAGTATCACAGTTTCTAATTTTATCGTCTACATTTCCAGTACCAACACTTGTAGGAGTCCAGAAACTACATTCAGAATATTCTTGCAAAATTCTATCACATAATTCTACCGGAACAATATTGTCTAATGTAAAAATGTAATCCTCTAGAGATTTTTTAGCTTTAGGTACGATTGTCTTTGGTTCCGGTTTTACTTCTTCAACGATTGGTTCTTTTTCAATAACTTCTTCTACTGGTTTATTTCTTTCGTTGAGTTTATCAAAATATGCATAAGAACAACTACCGCGACTCCTTACATAATGTAAGAATACTTGGGCATAGCATTCACCATCATAAGGTTCTCTCCAATGAGGTGCAATTTTTCCGAGGTATATCATAGCATCACCTGGATTCAGTTCAACAGAACGTTTTTCTCCCGATGGTGTCTCAATGCATATTGGCCAAGTAGCATCACCATTTAAATGAAGTGTTATTGATATCTCACATGCATCTCTATCAACATGGGACAATAACTCGCTTCCTTTTTTATATACCCTAGAATATGCATAAGTGGGCAAAACAGTTTCATCTATAATACTAGAAACTTCTGGTGTTTTTTCACACAGAAGTTCTAGAAAAGAAATATAATTATAAGAAGAGTGGGAATTCGGAGCCTGTTCATCGCCATTTAAATTATTTTCTTCACCATGATTTAAAAATTCAGAAGAAAGTTCTATTGCCTTTTCTTTTGAAATAAAATTGGGCACAATAATGTAATTGTTTTCAATCAATTGATTGTTCATAATTTATAATTTTATAATCAAATTTCTTTCAATAGTTCTTCGATGTCGTAAAATAAATCTTCATCTTCTTCTTCATTCATCACTGGATCTATTGGTGGGATGTGATAATCGGTGGGTGGAATATATGGTTTTTCACTAAATCCATATTCATCTAGTGCATCAACGTCAATTGCATATTCATCGTCAATCTCAATAAATTGAGAACGAAGACGTTCTTCTTCTTCTCTTCTATGTTTTTCTTCTAATTCTAATTTTTCTTTTATGGCAGCTTCTTCCTCTTCGTTTCTTTCAGACCACACATCGATTGCCTGTTTGAATACTCCAAGATCATTAATTTCTAAATTTTGATCAGGTCCAACAAATTCAACTTGGCCCCAAGTGTCATACCATTGAACTGCATGAACAGTTTTTCCTTCAATTTCAGGAACCCAAGTTAAATCTAAATTAGTATATCCATGACCATCCACAAAGATTGAGCCATCTGATGGAATAATTGTTAATCTCATAATTTATTCTCCTGAGTTTTCTGGTAAAACGTTTGTACTTGTTAGTGAAGTCACATTCACGGGTAAAATACCATTTTGTTGGAACGTATCAATATATAGTTGCCTATTTTCAGCATTAGATTTTACAACTTCATTTCGGAAAGACTCTACAGCAGAGCCAGTCTGTCTCTGTTGTTGAGAATTTTCGATAGTCAACATAGGCATCCAAGTTATAGCACATCCCCAATGATCTACATCCTCACCAGTATTTGGGTTCATTCCTCTTACGTGGGTATACCATGAACACTTATGTTCTACACAGTTTTTCCTAATGAGAGGACAAAAATTGCCAGATTCGTTCTTTTTCATATTGACAAAAGTATTTTTTTTTATTCTAACACAGATTAATTAAAACTACAAACGATAACATCAATATATTGAACTCTAAGATCAACATCGATAGTAAATGAAGCCGTACCAGACCATGGGTGAGTGTGAGAGTTGCCTCCTGAAGTTGGTCCACCACCAGTAGATGGACTAGTTCTGGTCCAACCAGTACCATATGCAACATCACCTTGACCTGGAGTTAAATTTAATCCAATAGCGCCACCATTAGGGTGAGTGTGACTTGGTAGTTGTGGAGTGGTTAATGTGGTGTCACCAACAGTTCCACTCATAGGAATAGATGAAGTGGATATTGTTCTCAAACTACCTGGAAATACACTAGTAAATGAAGAAGTTCCACCAGAACCTCCTCCAGTTCCATTCACAACTCTAAGGGTTTTATCATTATGAGTAGTAGATTTAGTCCATCCAGTAGGAGCAGAGGATTGATAGAATATTGATACTGAACTTTGTGGAACAATTCCGTACTTTGAATTCAAAACTGTTGAATCGCCAAAGACTATTCCAGATGATGTTAATTTAGCCATTTTATATGATGTGAACTACGGATGTTATTTGATTATTTATCCATCAAAAGTACAGATGATAACATCTATATATTGAACTGATATACCCACAGTCTGATTTGGTAGTGTAGCCGAACCCCTAAAGGGGTGTGCGTGACTAAGACCCGATCCAGCATTACCCCAACCTGGTTGAGTTTGAGTCCACCCTGTAGAACGAGCCACATCACCACCACTCCATCCAGTAAAACTTCCAGCTGGATTATAAGTTGCAGGAGTTGGATCAAGACCTAAAGCTGTGGGATGAGTGTGTGAAGGAATTTGGGGTGCGGTTAATACAGTTGGTCCCGCACCAATTGAGCAAGTCATAGTTCCACCCAAAGTAAAACTACTCATAGTAGTTGTGAAACTATTTGTTCCACCAGAACCTCCTCCACTTCCAGATACTACTCTAAGTGCCTTATTATTTTGAGTCGTCACTTTAGTCCATCCAGTAGGAGCCGAAGCTTGATAAAAAACCCAAGCAGTACTGGT